CCACCACCGAGGCCAGCCTTTCCCGGCTCGAAACCGGCAAGCAGCAATACACCGAACGCGTGCTGCTCGCTCTGGCCGACATCTACAAATGCGAACCCCATGAACTGATCGGGCGCAACCCGCTTGTCGGTGGCGCGGTGATCGACATGGTGGCCAAGCTGGACGCCCGGCGCCAGGCACAGGTCGCCGCGTTCATCGCCGCGACCGAAGAAGCGGAAAAGGTCGAAGATCATCTCGCGGTCGCCGAACCGGCAATGTCATTTCGCGGGCAAACCGATTCGTTCACCCCGGTGCCCACCACACCGGTTCGCCGCAGAAAGCGGTAACCAAAGCCGTGACCGCAGGCAATTCGGCAAGCGATTCCATTGATACAACAACACCATCGCGCGATTATGCGCTGCGCCTGGTCGGTGAACGATATTGCCAGCCGGGCGTCATGCAGTGCCGCATCGGTGAACGGGTCGCGATTCTGCACCAGCTCGAAAATCCGGCCGACGCGCGGACATTGCTGGTCCGCAACGCAAACGGTCACAACATCGGGTTCATCGGGCGCAACAGTTGGCTGCACCGCGCGGTGATCGACGAAGGCCGGGGCGCGCGCGCCGTGATCAAGGATCTGTACACGGGTCAGGCTGGGTATCGGCGCGTCGTCATTGCGGTCGAGTTGGTGCCAGGCCCGATCGAGACATGCACCTACATTCGGCCCTTGATTGGACTGCCGGACAAAAAGCCGGTGACCGTGATCGCCACCCGCAATCGGCGCCGCCAGCCGCCGGTCGAACTTGGCAAAACCGCCCAGGTCTTGTGGAGTATTGCGCTGGGTGTCGTGTTTGTCGTCGCGGCGGTTTTGGCCATCCTCAAATAGACTTACACCGGGTGCAAGTTTTCGCTTGACCTGATGTTACGTGGTGCGTAAGTTTTGGCCCATACCCGGACCCCGGGCATGGAGCCAGCCAATGCAATTCGCTTCACCAACCATCCGCGACCTGACCGATCGCTACGACGATCAGGACGAACCCGAAGAAGAAACCTGCGCGCATCGGCGCCAGCCGGTCGGCCGTTGCCCGGCCGGGTGCGATCATGGCTTTGCCCCCGCGCGGCCGCTGCGCACGCTTCACCCGTTGGCCGAGGCGATCATCGCCGCCGGCGCCGCGTCGCTGCGCGCCGGTCACCCGGCCGTCGCTGGCGAGTTTGCCGAGGCCAAGCGCCGCATGCTGCACGAATTCGCCCAGATCGGCGTCTCTCCCGAATGGCTGATGCTGCTGCGGCGGGTGCTGTGATCAACGCGCCGGACCTCGATCACAACGGCCTCGATCTCGGGCCCGTGCGCGCGCTGTTCACCGATGAAGAGCGCGCCGCGGCCAAGCGCTTGGCCCGCGCCCACCGCAATCTGCCCGGAACGATCGATCGCGATCCGGCCGGCCAGGGCTGGCGCTGGCTGCGCGATGCCAAGATCGCGCTGCGCGGCATCGATCCGGGCCCGGCCTACCGCGAAACCCCATCACGCCCGGCGCCCAACCGCCGTGTCTACGCAAAGGGATCACCCCGATGACCCGTTCCCCCGGCTTGCGCGCCAGGATTCGCGCGCTCAACGATCAGGCCCTGGCACTCGGCCATCCGCCCGTCACGCCCATGCGCACCATCACCGCAGGTTTCTGCCTCTACCTGGTCCTGCTGTCGATCTGGTGGTGGGCATGACCGCGCCTCGCACCCTTCGCACCAGCAGCGATGCCTGCTGGCCGCTGCGCTGCCCCGATGGCCGCACTTTCGCCCAGCGCGCCGCCGATCGCGCCGCCGGCATCCCCGATCCTGAACCCGCCACCAAGCGCCGCCGCCAGCCGGCCGCCGGTGTCGAACGCATGCGCGTGGTGAAGGACATCGAAGCGCGCGTGGTGGCGTTTCGCCTGCGTAATGGAAAGGACTGAACCTATGGAGCAGCTGCTCTATTCGATCGAAGACACCTGTCGCCTGCTCAGCCTGGGCCAGACCAAGGTTTTCGAACTGCTGTCCACGGGCCAGCTCAAAAGCGTGAAAATCGGCCGCAAACGCCTGATCCAGGCCGCATCGATCCGCGAGATCGCCGAGCACGGCCTGCCGCCCAAACCGAAGAAGGATTGAGCCGATGGCAACTGCGCCCCTTGACGACGAATTTACGCCGACCGCGCTCGGACATCTGGCCGTCTCGCATTCCGAAGATGTTGCCGCCGGCATCGATTTTGTGATGGCTTGGCTCAACGATCACCCCGATTGCCGCGATGCCTGGCGCGAACAGATCGAGCGCGCCTTTGCCCGCGACATCGTGTCCGCCGCCATGACCAGCAAGCGCGGGCGCATTGACCGGCAAGAGGCGAAGGCCGGCGCGGTTATCGGAACGATTGAACCCAAGGCGACCAAGCGCGCGGCGCCGGCGCCCGTGGTCAGCATGGGCGATGTCATTCGCCTCAATAGCGAGCGTTATCTCGATACGCCGATCTGGGGCGGCAAGCGGTTGCGCGATGCGACCATCGCCGAGGTGCGCGATTGCGCCCGAAACTACCACATCACCGGCACCACCATGATCACCAACAGCCGCCGTTATGCCGCGATCGCTGCCGCTGCCGCGCGCACCGGCGCGGACGACACTGCAACGATCGGCAGCACGCTGGACGAACAGACCGTTCGCCACATCTGGGAGAAGACCGATGGACAGTAATTTTGAAATTGGGGCGGCTTGTGAGGCATTGACACCCATTGCCTGGGTGCTGCCCCAAACCGACTTTGAGCGGGCCCTGAATGTGATGACATCCTTCGAACTCGTGCCCGCTCAAATTCCTTTGGCTGACCAGAAGTCCTGTGACATCCCTCTGCGCGTTGTCAGCCAAAACCCTTTCGGCAGCGATGCCGACGCGCGCGGCCTGGAGTTGCTTGTTACCCGGGTTTCTGATGCCGCGCGCGACAATTTGGGAGGCCAGCCGTCATGTGTTGCCCATATTCCGACTGCCTCCCAATTCGATTTCGGTGGCCTAGCAACCGATGATACCCTTGCGGGTTCTGCCACCGAACCCCATTGCGACGCGCCCGAAATGTCGTGTTTACCTTTTGTCAGGTGCGCGTCGCAAACCCCTTCCACCGCGCCTTTGTACTTGAGTGACCCAATCAATCAGTGTGCGGACGGAAGCACCCCGACTGGCCTGCCCCGTGCTGAAATCCATGATGGAAGTGCTAATCGGCGCGGCGGCCGGCGCAAGGTGGCGGCGCGTCCGCCAGCCGAGCCGGCCGCCGTCGTGGCCGAGATCGTCATGCATTACCGCCGCTATGAAGACTTGCGGCGCGCCTATCAGCGGATCGAACTGCAAGCCATCGCCACGTGCCGGGCGATCTGTGGGGGAGACAAGACCGCCGGGATGAAGCTCTACAAGGCGGCGGACAACGCCGACGCAGAGCTGTGGCTTACGCCCTATCGCATGGCCATGGCGCCGTTGACCGACGCGATCAAGGCGCAGGAAAAGATGCTGGCCGCGCTGGCCCGCGAATTGCCCGTGTACGAATGGGCCCAGGCTGTGGCCGGCCTTTCTGATCGGTTTCTTGCCATGATCGTCGGGGCCGCCGGGCGGCCGATCACGGATTATCGCAACCCGTCATGCTTGTGGAAACGCATGGGCATGGCCGTGATCGACGGCGAGCGCCAGCGGCGCGTGACCGGCGATGCCGCGCTCGTCCACGGTTACAATGCCGGGCGCCGGGCGCTGATGTGGAACATCGAGGAATCGATCCTGAAACAACAGTTGCGCAAGGACGAAGAGGCCACGCGCATCGCCAACGGTTATTACGGCCAGGTCTACATCGACCGCCGCGCGCACGAGGTTGCGAACAAGGGCGAAAAGTACAGCCACCACCGGGCCAAACGCTACGTTGGCAAACGCCTGCTGCGCGAACTCTGGCGCGCATGGCGCGATGGGAAGGGCGGTGCGGCATGACCTCGCGCAGCACCAGCACGCTCGGCCAGCCGCTCGCGGTCGATCCCGCCGATCCACATCTGCCAGAGGCGCGCGTCAACTGCGCCGCCAACTTGCGCAACCGCGGTTATTACGAAGAGGCGGCGATGTTCGAATGCGGCGCGCGCGATCAGACCTGGCAGATGAAGCACGAGCTGGCGCGCCTGCGCACCCAGGCCGCGCTGGCCACACCGGCGGCGCCGGGCGCGCGCATCGTGCCGCTGCGCGGCAGGGCAGCCGATGGCCAGCCGTCATGAACCCGATCGGGTTTACCAGGCCCCGCCCGGTATCGCGCGCGGCGAAGTCCTGCCGCCATGGCCGGGCCCGGATTGGCACCCCAATCTCGGCGATCTGCCCGCCGCCTGCCAGATCATCCATCCCGAGCTGGGCCATGTCACCGGCTATCGCGCTGTTGATGTGGTGCTGCGCAACGGGTCGGACAGCCGGCACCAAGGCATGCCCTGGCCCGCGGCCGGGCGCTTTCCGCCCACGCGTTGGTCCCTTCTGGGCCACGCGTTCGACATCATCTGGTGGCGCCTTTCCGAATGATTTCGCGCTGAACCACGCCGCGTCGCCCGCCATCGACCGCAAACGGAGGCACTGATGCCCGAAACGCTGACCCCCGAACCTTTGGTCCAGCCGACCATCACCGGCCCCCGTGGCCGCGCTTGGCGCTGCGATCGCGTCGCCGCGCGCCGCGCTCACCGGCTCGATCGCGATCCCGTGGTGGCCGACTGGATTGTCGAGCTGCCCGGCCTGCACCAGGCGTTTAGCGCCATCCACATTGCGCTGCAGCACTTGCGCCCGCTCCACTGGCTCGATCGCATCGAGCGCGCGGTGCCCGATGCCAGCCACGAACTGTGGATCATGGGCCTCGATCCGCAACACCGCCTGGGCGAAACCGTCCGCGGCACCGGCGATCCACGCCGCGTCGACTACTGCGCGCAGATCTTCGCCGCCCAACTGCCCGCCCACACCGATGCTGATGCCATCACCCGCATCACCGCCACGATCACCCTGATCTGCAACGGCGAGCTGAACCCGATCGACCAGGCCCAATGGATCAGCCTCTTCGGCGACGCCATGCTGAAGGGGGCAGCGTGATGGCTGGCCACCAGACACACCTGAATCGTGTGGCGATGAGGATGTTTGACCTTGTCGCGCAAGTCATCGCTGCCGAGAACCGCACCGGCCCCGGCCAGCGCACCTACGCCCGAAGCCGCGACCAGTTCACCCCCGCCAACATCAACCGCAACACCGGTAAGCCGCACGAACACAAACGCGAGATCGCGCGCCGGCTGCGCCAATCGGAGGGCAAGTGATGGACATTACCTTACACTGGCACTGGCCGCAATGGACCTACCTGACCCTGATTCTGCTGAGCTTGGCCAGCCATTGCAGAAAGCACGGCCAGCCGCGCGATCCCTACAACGCCTTCGACGCGTTGATCGCATTCATGATCACGATCTTCATCCTCACCTGCGGAGGCTTTTTCGCATGATCAACAGCGACCGCCCCGGCCACATCGACCAGGACACCGACCCGGCCCCGATCGCCGCGGGCGGCGTGGAGGTGATGTTCAAGGTGAAGCCATGCAAAAATGGCCATCTGCCTGGTCTTCGTGTCGGGCTGTCCGGTGGACACTATGCTTTTGTCTGTTCTTGCGATCAGGACACGCCGCGGTCCGCAACCATTGGTGACGCGGTGAAGGCATGGAACACCCGCGTCGCTGAGCAGGGCGCCTCGCCGAATGACAGGTACGTGATCACGAAGGGTGGCTACTATTACCGCCCAAACGCTCAAGGCTACACGACCGATGTCGAGCAGGCCGGTCGCTTTACGCTGCACGAGGCGATCCAATATTCGCATCCGAACGGACCCGATGGGCCGCGCGACGGGATTGATTACACGCCCGCGCCGCCCGCCACTTTTGATGTGGCCCGCGAAAATGCGCGGTTGCGCGTAGAGGTTGAAGCCAAAAGTCAATGGATCGAACGCCTTGACCGCGAGGTAGCTGCCAAAGACGCCGAACTCGCCACGCTGCGGGTCGCATTGATCGCGGCAAAAACGTGGCATGAAGACGAACTCAAAGCGATTTCAAAGGGGCACGATTACGGATGGGCCAGGCACAAGCACCTGGAGCAGATTGAGACGATCGACGCCGCCTTGGGTGCGGGAGATGGCGCATGAGCCGCATTTTGATCGCCTGCGAATTCAGCGGCACCGTGCGCCGCGCCTTCACCGACCGGGGCTATGATGCATGGTCATGCGACCTGTTGCCCGCCGAGGACCGCAGCAACCGGCATATTACCGGCGACGTGCGCGACATCCTGGCCGATGGCTGGGACCTGCTGATCGTTGCCCACCCGCCATGCTTTGCCGGCGACACGCTGGTGCTTTGCGAAACCGGCTACAAACCGATCGCAGAGGTTCAGCCTGGCGAAAAGGTGCTGACCCATCTTGGCCGTTGGCGCAGGGTGACCGAGGTCATGAAGCGGGTGGCGCAAAATGTCGTGGTCGTGAAATCGACCAACAGCTTGCGCACCGTGACCACGCCGGAGCATCCCTATTATGCCCGGTACCGCGAGCCCTATCGCAACAAATTCCGCACCAAAGGAGAACGCGACGGCGCGCCGGAATGGGTGCCCGCAAGCCAACTGACCACGCGGCATTTCACCGCATCGGTGCTTTGCCCCGAGCGGCGCGCCGACGTGTCCGACGACGATCTGTGGCTGATGGGTCGCTATGTCGCTGATGGCCACATGCGAGATAGCCGGTGGACCCCGGGCAAGTATGAGGAAATGCTGATCGCGGTCGGCAAGCACGAGACCGAATCGTTCCTTGCCCGCGTGACCCGCAAGGTGGCGATGCATTGGAACGGCACGGCCTACAAGGCGACGTTCTATGGCCACGATGCCATCGCGCCTTTTGCCCAATTCGGTCGCAGCTGTGAGACCAAGCATTTGCCCGAATGGGTGCTGGCGCTGCCGGTCGAACAAGCGAGGCATTTTCTCGACGGCTACATCAGCGGCGATGGCCATATCCATCAGAAGCGCATCGAGGCAAGCACCGTCTCTCCGATGCTTGCGCTTGGCGTTGCCCACCTGATGCAACGCGTGCACGGCAAATGCCCGGCATTGCAAAACCTCAAGGCCCGGAAAAATCACTTCATCCAAGGGCGCGAGGTGACGAATGCCGAGCAGTTCAAGGCATCAGTGCCTCAATCGAACGAGCGTCTGCGCAACTATGTCGCAGGCATCTATGCTTGGGGCCATGTGCGCGAAATCGCCCACGCCAGCGAGCCGACTGTGGTTTTCAATCTGGCGGTCGAGGAAGACGAGACCTACACCGCAAACGGCGTGGTCGTTCACAATTGCACGCGCCTGTGCAACAGCGGCGTGCGCTGGCTGACAGAACCGCCAGCCGGCCGCAGCCGCGCCGACATGTGGGCCGAACTGGATCAGGGCGCCGCGCTGTTCTCGACGCTGTGGAATGCCCCTGTGTCGCGCGTGGCGGTCGAGAACCCGGTCATGCACAGGCACGCCAAGGAACGCATCATCGGTTACCAGCCGGCCACACAGAGCGTCCAGCCGTGGGAATACGGCGACTGGGAGACAAAGCGCACGTGCCTGTGGCTGCGCGGCCTGCCGCCGCTGGTGCCGACTTGGCGCACGCTTCATGAAGCGCGCACCGCGCTGGGCCACACCCGCGATCCCGTCGCTCGCGTCCACCGCATGGCGCCCGGCCAGGATCGCGCGAAAGAGCGCAGCCGGTTTTTCCCGGGCATCGCTCGCGCCATGGCAACCCAGTGGGGTCCGGTGGTCGATCGCGAGGAGGCGAGCGCGGCATGACACACCCCATCCTCTTCGGGCGCAGGTAAGGACCATTGACCTCGACGTGCGCCTCTGCGTGCCGACCTGGGTGCTGCTGGCCAGCGTCGGCGCGGTCGTGGGGGCGGTGATTTGACAGCGCACCGGGTCATCCACGGCGATTGCACCACGGTCCTGCGCGATCTCGCGCGCGAGGGCGTGCTGGTCGACGCGGTGGTGACCGATCCGCCTTACCACCTTGCCAGCATCGTTGCGCGCCTCGGCCAGCCGGACAGCGCGCCAATCCAGATCGGCGTGACCGGCGCCTATGCCCGCGCCAGTCAGGGTTTCATGGGCCAGCAGTGGGATGGCGGTGATGTCGCGTTTCGGCCCGATACTTGGCGCCGCGTGTTCGATGTCATGAAGCCAGGTGCGCACTTGGTCGCTTTCGCCGCGACCAAGGGGTATCACCGCATGGCCTGCGCGATCGAGGATGCCGGTTTCGAGATCCGCGACATGATCGCATGGCTCTACGGCACAGGCTTTCCCAAATCGCATAACCTGACCGAGGATCGGGACGGGTGGGGCAGCGCGCTCAAACCCGCGATCGAACCGATCGTCTTTGCCCAGCGCCCCTGCAGCGAGGACAGCATCGCGGCCAATGTCGCGCGGTGGGGCGTGGGCGCGATAAACATCGACGCCAGCCGGGTCCACGGCGACGACATACCCGCCGCACGCGAAGGCGAAGCGACTCAAGATCAGCTCTACACCGATGCCGGGGCGGTGACCTTGGCTGCGAAGCCAGGGCGCCGGTACAAGGTCAAACGCTTTGCCCCCTGCGCCGATGTCAACAAGATCGGCGCATGGAAACAAGACGAGGTCTATGAGGGCGAATTGAAGCCCGGCCGCTGGCCGGCGAACGTCTGCCACGACGGCAGCGAACAGGTGCTGGACGCTTTTGCCGCCTATGGCGATCGCGGCGCGCTCGCGCCGGTTCACACGCGCGGCGCCGACAAGTTCCGCAACACCTATGGCGCGTTCGGCGGCAACATCGATGAAGCCGCGTCTACCTTTCGCGGCGATAGCGGCACCGCAGCGCGGTTTTTCTACAGCGCCAAGGCCACTCAGGGCGAGCGGATCTTCGAATGCCGCCAGTGCGGCGCGCACACGCTCGGCAAGCCACGCTGCGGCCATGCAGACATGCGCACGCATCCCACGGTGAAGCCAGCCGGCCTGATGGAATGGCTGACCCGCATGATTACGCCGCCGGCCGGTCTGGTGCTCGATCCGTTTGCCGGCACCGGCACCACCGCCGCGGCCGCGCGCGCGATCGGTGCCCAGTCGCTGTCGATCGAGGCCGACGAGAACCACGTGCGCGACATCGGGGTGCGCCTGGCGATCGACGTGGCCGAGCTGCTGGCCGCCAAGGTTCAGGCGCGGCGCCCGGAAAACGACGATCAGCTCGATATGTTCGGAGGCGCAATATGAGCCGGTGTTTCCACCCGAGCTACACCCGGCGCCATGTGCTGCCGATCAAGGATCGCATTCAGGCCGCGTTGGTCGCTGCTGGCGGCAGCATGCCTTTCTACAAGCTGGCCGAAGTGATCTACCCGAACCCCGACAGCCACAACGCGCCCAACCGAGGCGGCCCACCAGGCTGCTATTTCGCCCTCGTTGCCGCGCTGAACCGCCACAAGTTCCCGCAACACCTGCGCGGCGGCACCGCTTGGTCGTCGCGCATTGTCTATGCCCTTGGAAAGGGACCAGCCGCATGATCACGAAGGAAACCGCCGCTGATATCGCAGCGCTGCATGACGATGCAGCGTTTGCTCATATGCTGCTGCAACGAGCGAAGGAAATCGCCCAGCGAGACAGGGATTCCGGCGCGCGTGATAAGTTGGGCCGGATACCCCGTTGCCTGTGGAGCAAGCCATGACCCCCGAGACCGCAGCCGGTGCAATCGGCCAACTGCTATGCGTTCGTTGCGAGCATGACCATATCGAGCAAATCCTCGAATTGGTCCGCCAAATCCGCGCAGCCGGGTACGAAGCTGGTCAAGTGCAGATGCGGGAGCGGTGTGTGGCCGAAGTGCGGTCACGTTCAGATAGGGCGCCAGAAGGCATAGAAAGCCCTGGGCAATGGCAACAGTCGCAAATACGCGCCGCCATCCGCAACCTCACACCGGAGCCGAGCGAGGACATCATGACGATTGAGGATTGTGACCGCGAGGCTGCGAAGGCAGCGTATCGCGAATGGCTGAAGGGCCCAATGGATGGCACCGACTATTGCGAAATTGCTGATATCGCCGCAAGGATCAGTCGCAAAGCCACGATCGCTGGCGTGGTCGCATATTTGCGCACGATACCACTTGATCAAATGGACGGGGCAATGATCGACGCCATCGAATGCGGCGAGGCCTTTGGCGAGCTGAAGCCATGACCGACCACACCGATTCCCTGGTCAGGCTTGACCGCAAGGTGTCTCGCGCGCTGGCGATCGGCAAAGGCGTGCGGCTGACGGGTGACGAGCTGGAATTGCTTGCCAGCATCGGCATGATCGAACAGCTATCCGATTCGAAGGCTGTGGCATTGAGGGAGCAGGCGCGGTGTCGGCAATCAAGGGTGGCGTCTATCAGCGCGGGCCGTTCTGGCTCGACCTTGTCCGCGGCGCCGATGGACGGCCCGCCAGCGATCGGTGGTATATCTGGTGGTACGACACTGCCGCCGGCCGCCAACAGCGCAAAAGCACGCGCACGTCAGACGTTCGCATAGCCTGCGACGCGCTCGATCAGCATTACCTGGCTACCCACCGCGCGACGCCAGCCGAACAGGACGTCTACACCGTCCACGAGGCGCTGAACGACTACTGGCAAGAGCATGGGCGCCATCTGCCCAGCGCCGACCCGATCCGCGCCCGGATCAAGCTGTTGGTGCGGTTTTTGGACCATGAGGAAGCCGCCGGCCGTCTGCCAACCGTGCTGACGCCCGACGCGCTGGACGATCGCCTGCTCGATCGGTTTCGCGCGTGGGGCCTTGCCGATCCGATCGTCGCGCGCCGCAAGGATCAGGCGGGCGCATGGGCGCCCGGCCAGTCGCGCCAGCGCGCGGCCTCCACGGTTGAGGAAAGCGTGATCCAGCTGAAGGCGGCGCTCAATCACGCGTGGCGCGCGCGGCGCGTGCGCTATGTGCCGCCGCTGGCCCACAAGACCCGCGATCAGGTCACGGCCATCCGCACCTACCGCTTGTCGATCGACGCGCTGGGCGAGCTGCTGGACTACAGCCTGCGCGGCGCCGGCAACTATGCCGGCCATGGCGCGCGCCTGCTGCCGCTGCGCCGGTATCTGATCGCCGCGATCTGCACGCTTGCGCGCCCGGATGCGATCTTGGACATGAGCGTCAACCCGGCGCGCGAACAATGGCTGAAAGAGCACGGCCTGTTCGCGCTCAACCCCGCCGGCCGGATCCAGACGAAGAAGGTGCGCCCGATCGTGCCCGTGGTGCCGCTGCTGAATACTTGGCTCGACACCACGCAGGAATGGTTCGTTTGCATCGAATCGACGCGCATCGATCCGAAAACCCGCGCGGAAATCACCGTGCAGGCCCCGGTCGACGGCATCCGGTCAGGATGGAACAGCGCGCGCGGCCAGCTTGGCATACCAGCCGGGTGGGGCCCGAAACTGGTGCGCCACAGCATGGCCACGATTTTGGCCAACCGCGGGGTTGATCTGGTGCAGCTCGAAATGGCGCTCGGCCACCGCGTGCTGAGCAAGACAACGGGCCGATACGCGATCTTCGATCCCAACTATCTGGCCACCGTCCGGCAAGGCATCGAGGACGTGATCGCGGACCTGACCAAAGCAGCCGGCCCGGCACTTCACGCAAAGCTCACGCAAAAAGACGAGAATGTCCGCGTCCTGCGCGCCTAAAGAAAAAGCCGCCAACCCCATGGGCAAGCGGCCTTTTTTCGATGGTGGGCGTAGCAAGGATTGAACTTGCGACCCCTACGATGTCAACGCAAGGATTTGCGCATTTTGTGGCGGATTTCTGCGGTTTTTTCGTTCATCCTCTTTGGAACAAACCATAAACAAACACCGATTTTGGGTGAGTTTCACGCAAAAGTCACGCAAAGGAATCGAGCCGAAAAACGGTGCGGCGCGGCAATCAATGTATGGTGACGGCATACTTTTTTGTTGACGGGTTTGCCTTTGATGTGTATTGTGATGGCATACAACACGAAGGAGGCAAATATGGAAATCGTTTCTGTTCTCGACCGTCGCATCAAGCAGCTGGTCGAAAACCCGAATGTTACCAAGGTGAAGGGGCTTTCGCCCGCGGATGCCCGCAAGATCATCGAAATGATCGCGGTGATCCGGGTCATGACCCACCCGCTTCAGCTTCGCGCCATCCCTTCGTGGCGGGCGCATGAACTGTCGCCGGGGCGCCCGACGTTCTGGAGCCTGCGCGTCAATCCGAATTTCCGCTTGGTGTTCAAGGTCGATATCGAGGAACAGGAAGTCCATTTCCTGAATTACGAAGACTACCACTGATCGGGGCGGGCGGGGAAACCCGCCCAAACCGCCGCCGCTTGGCGACGTTTATTTGTATGGTTGCGGCATACTTTTTTCTTGTTTTTGTATGGGGACGTGATACACCTGCTAGGGTAAAGGAGTGTCCCGATGTCAGAAAACCCCCATGCCGAACACAAGATCGTGGATGCGTACGAAATGCTTGTTGGCCCCATGCCTCCGGTCACCAAGCACCCCGGCGAATTCATCCGCGATGTGCTGCTGCCCGAATACGGGTTGAACGTCGCCAAGCTGGCGCGCTTGATCGGCGTGAATCGGCCGAACCTGCACAATGTGCTGAGCGGGCGGGTCGATGTCAGCCGCGACCTGGCCTATCGCCTGGGCGCGCTGATGAACGACCATGTGGCCGATTTCCTGATCTCGTACCAGATCGCCTGGGACAAGACGCAGGACGCCGAGCGCCGGCAGGCGTACAAGGGCACGATCGAGCGGATTACGCCGATCGATCCCGACGCGCGGAAAGCCCGGGCGCCGCGATCGGCGCCGGCCGGTGCGGTGGAAAGCGCAGAGGCATGATTGACGTGCAAGACATCCTGCGACAAGGCGCCACAGCGCGCGCTGTGGGTCGCACCGAAATCGAAAACCCGTTTTACCAGCCGGAAAAGATGCCATCGACGACCGGTGAGCCGGTCGATGCTTGGGCGAGCAAAGCCGAGGCCTGGAACACTGGGTGGCGCATCGAAGATGCCATGAAAGGCAACGCATGATTGATCCATCTGATCTGCACGCGCGGCTTGAGGCGCTGTATCACCGCCTGCGCGACTTTCCCGAGGGTGCCCGATGCGAGCATGGCGTGCACCTGAAGCGCGACGCCTATGTGGCGTTTCTGGATCTGCGAAAGCTGATCGAGACCGAGGTGCTGCCGTACTTGGGGCAGGCCTCTACCGCGCCCGCGCGACCAGCCGGCGATGCAGGGCCATCGCCGCGGTGATGCCGAACGCTCCGGACAGGCCGTAGGTAAGCGCGTCGGCCGTGGTGGCGTCCGGGGCGGCGATTCGATGCCACAGGGTGGATTGGGCGATGCAGACGAGGAAGCTCGTGGCCGCGGCCCAGCCGTAGTTGCCGTTGTTGACGTTGCGGCTTTGGAACCCGAGCAGGAACACCGAGGCGAAGCCGGCGGCGAAAATCTGGATGAAATGCATCGGCTATCCCCGCAACATGTAAGCAAGCCTTACAAGTTCGTCGGCCGCATCGGGCGCGCCGCGCTCGGCCATCTGGATGATCAGCAGCGCGAGTGTGCCGGCGGCATAATCGACCTTGGGCGAAGGCTGACGATCGCGCAGGACCTGGGCGGCACGTTCCAGCAGCTCGGGCGCTGTGTTCACGCCACTTTGCGCCGTTTCCACGCGAGAAATTCGACGCCTTCAAAGGGATCGGCGAAACAGGTCAGGGCGTTGAGCTTTTCGGCCGCGGGGTCGACCACGGCGAGCACCGAGGCGGCATATTGCTGGCAACCGAAGCCGAGGTGGTCGGCGTAGCTGTCGATGAACTTGTAGCCGCGCAGACGAGCCAACCAATAGACGAAGTTGCGGTCTTCGTTCTCTTCGTGGTGAAGTGCCCAGTTGTGGTGGTGGCCGGCGACGTAGAGGTGCGCCCAGTCGCTCATGCGAGCGGCGCGCTGCGCGCCGTGCAGCTTGTTCCACATGCTGTGGCCAGGGAAGTTGTGCGTGGCCCACAGGCGCAGCTTGTGGCCGTTGGGTGAGGCGAGCGTGACCTTGGCCTGCCAGTCTTCCATGACGATCTGGTTGACGTTCATGCCCTCAATGATCGGGATACCATCGGACCATGCATCATGGTTACCGTGGATCCACAGCCACCAGGGCACGCCGCTTTCGGTCATGAACCACTTGATCAGGCGGCGCGCGGTCGAAACGCTGGTTTCCTGTTCGGCATAGAGCTTTGCCAGACGGCCGGTCCAGTTGTTGGTGACATCGCCGATCGACACGGCATAAAGGTGCCTGGTGTTGCGGGCCAGCTCGCAATGGCTGTGCAACAAATCCCAGTTGCATCCGTCATCATCAATATGCGGATCGCCGAACAGCATCAACGCATAGGGCCCGCTGGTCGGCACTTGAAATTCGCGCCAGCGCTTGGCCTTCTGATGTTCCCACCGCTTGGCGAAGCGGCGGCGCATCATGCCGATGACATCCTCGATCTCGACATCGGATTCGGGCAACGGCGCTGCCGTCGGCACGATCGCCACTTTGCTTTTCAGGCGATTGCGCGCGCGGGTGAGCGCGGCGGTCGCGGCCTTAGGATTCATGCCAAGCGCTGCGCTGGCGGCGCGGGCCGAGCCGTGTTGTTTGATGGCTTCGATCAGTTCCTTTTCCCGAGGCGTGGCGATTTCGAACAAGCGCGCGTCGATATCCATGATCAGCCCTTGCGGTTGTGAACGATTCAGTGCGTCGGCGTCACCGTGCACGGGCCGACCAGCGCCATCAGCTGATCGACCGCGGATCGCAGCGCCAAGTCGGTGCGGGCCAGCGTGCCGACATCGCGGACGGCATCGCCGGACAGATCGGCGCGCGGCACGGGGCCGGGCACTTTGGCCGGATCGATGCAACGAACCGCGACCGGCACGTCGACCTCGACGGTTTTGGCCTGGATCACCGGCGGCGGGGTTTGCGCGCACGCGGCCAGCGCGAGGCAGGCCGCAACGGTCAAGGATTGCTTGACGGTTCGCATCACAATTCCCCCTTGGCTGCCATCACCGCGTCGGGCGTGCGGCAGGTGTTGCCGGTCGGCGCCGGCGCGATGGCGATGGCTTGGGACAGGTCGGCGCGGTGTTTCGATCGATCGAGCGCGGCCTGGTCATCCTTGGCGCCTTGTGCCTGGGCGGTGGAGCTGGCTTTGCCGACGGCCATTGTTGCGAGGTTCTGGCGCGCGATCGCGGCCTGAAGGTCTTTGATCGACGCCGCTTCGATGTCGAGATCGTGGCGCAGCGTGGCGTTGGTGGCGGTCAGGGTGGCGACGGCGCGATCCTTTACCGCCCATTCGTGCCAGCAGAGCGCGCACAGCACCGCCAGCGCGGCGCACAGGGCCCACGCGGGGTTGCGGGTGGCCCAGCCGGCAGCGGCGGCCAGAAACGCGCGCAGGCGCCCCAGCCAGCCGCCCAGCAGCAGCTTTATCGCCAGCCAAGTCACCGGAGGCGGCCCAGAATAAAGCCGGCCACAAACGCGAGCGCCGTGAACAGCATCAGGTGTTCCGGGGTCAGCGCCTTGGCGGCCAGATCGTCGATCCGGGCGTGGATGTTCGACAGCGCGCGGCCGATTCCGGCTTCGGCTTCCTGTTCGACCTTCTTGGCGTCATCGACGGCGGTTTTGATCTTGGCGCCGGCGGTTTTCACGGGATTTCGCATGGTCGGTCCTTTCGGATGGTTTTGCTTTGTGAAATGGGCGTAATTGGTTCATGATGAACCCATGGCCAGACCCTATGCAGTTCCTCTCGAAATCGGCGCAAAATACGGAAAATGGACCGTTTTGCGCGAACTCCCGTCGAAGCCGCGGAAGCCAAAGGGCAATATCAGGTTTGCCGAATGCCAATGTGAATGTGGCGGCGTGGCGTCCGTTCAGGTGCCCCATCTGCGCAGCGGCGCTTCATCGGGGTGTTCGAATTGCGCGGGCCGCAAAGAGCATCCGCGAAATGGTGATCGCAATCGAACCTATCGAATTTGGGTCGCGATGCGGAACCGGTGCAAATACCCCAGCACCTACGCGTGGAAATGGTACGGCGCGAAGGGTATCCGCGTGTGCGAGCGCTGGGACTCTGACTACGGCAACTTCTTGGCAGACATGGGCGAAGCGCCCGAGGGTATGTCGATCGACCGGATCGACCGGCACGGTCATTACGAGCCCGGCAATTGCAAATGGTCTGATCAAAAGACCCAGATGAACAACACCGCTCGAAATATCATCGTTGAGTATGACGGCCAGAAGATGTCAGTCACTCAGCTTTGCGACCTGACCGAATTGCCTTATCGGCCGGTGCACTGGTTGATAAAACGTCGCGGCATGAGCGCGGCCGAAGCTGTCGAAACCATCCGCGCTCGCCAGCCGCAAAACCTCACCGGGCTGCAGCGCCGCCAGTCGGTTTAAGCACGATCACGCCATCGCGCGCGACGACCTGAGAAATCCAGTTCGGGAACGGCACCAAATGGATGCCGGTGCCAGCGCCGCGGTGACATTTCGCGCAGATGACCACCAGGTTGCGGATATCATCCGGTGACGCGATCGGTTTGTCGCCCAGCTGGGCCGCATAGCCATAGACATCGAGCCGGTGACACCATTGCAGCACCTTGGCGGGATCCGCGTTTTCCCATTCGGCCCATTCGATCACGAAATGGTGCACCTCGCGATGTTCCCGACCGCCGCAGCAAGCGCACGGCGTGTCGAGCTTCTGAACCAGCGTGCGCTTGTTGGCAGCGAATTCCGGGCTTTCGGTGCGCGCGGCATGATCCGGGTATTCAACATCGATGGTGATCGTCTCGCGCTGTTCGTGCGCGGCTACTTTCGGGTCAGCCATTGTCGGAATCCTTGGGCTTGGGTTCGGTGTGGTTGGTGCCCCAGATCAGGGTGGTGATGCCGCCGACGATCAGGGGGACGTAGAATTGCAGCGCGGTCAGCAGCGCGGCCCAGCGCTCGACCGGAACGCAGTTGAACACCGTGGTGGTGGCGGCCACCAACGGCAGCACGATCAGCAGCACGAAGCCGACGGCGAAGCCGATCAGGCGTCCGATCGCGACGGTTTGGTTGTCGGGCCCGGTGAGGGCCTGTTTCAGCCAGATCATGTCAGGCGCCCCCCAGGATCGATTGGACGATTGGCGTGATGTCGGTGTCGGTGGGCTTGATCGGGTGGTATCCGGGCTTGCTGACCTTCCACACGGGGCAGCGCAGATCGGCGGGCCATTGGCCGTCGAAGAACAGCGCCGCTTCCCGGTTGCGGCGTTCCTGGAGCTGGCCGCCGCCGAGGTAATTGGTGGTCAGTTCGTGCCGGGCCTGCGCCGCGTTGCCCGCCAGCCAGTCCTGAACCCAATGCGCGCGGCCAATCGCATCGGTGTTCCAATGGAAACTGAGCGCGGCGGCGAGCTGCGCCTCATTGAGCGCGTGGCCGGCAAAGACCTTGTTGATTTCGGGCAGATAGGCCGCGTTGACCCGGTCGATGCTGGCGTGGATGCAGGCCTCGATAGGGGCGGGGCGGTTGATGTAGGCCCGGGTCTTGATGCCGGCGGCATCGGTCAGGCCGATCGCCCAGGTCCAGGTCGGCGGATTGCCGCTGTCAAGGTAGGACTCGAGCGCCAGGCCTTCCTCGTGCGCGAGGTTGACGAAGGCGCGGACGGTGAGCCGCATGGATCAGTGCCCGGCCGTGTGCGAGGGCGTGGTGGGGCTGACGTGCGCCATATATGCCCAGCCCCACAGCGCGATCGCCACCAGGATCAGCACCATCGCCTTGCCGAACATCGCCAGCACGCCGCGCCCGACGTATTTGCTGATGTTGCTGCTGACCTCCGCCAAGACCTCCTTTGCGATCAGCTGGGCATCCTCCTTCGTGATCGGCGGACGCGGCGGCGGGCAATCGTCGGACATGGCATTCTCCTGGCGGTGGGGATCAGGCGGGCATCAGGTCAGGGTGCGCGGGCGCGGTCGACGCGTCAGACCAGCCGGGTCGTGGAGATCAATCCGGCGGTCTGGAATGCCGTCAGCTCGTATTTTGCGGCCAGCGGCAGAGTCGGGTTGTTCATGTGCAGCTGATCGCTTTGAAGCCCCGGCACCGCGGTGGCATCGCCAACCGAAGAAATCACGCCGAGCGCGGCGCGCAGGTTGGCGCCGGCGAAGACGTTGGGATTGCCGGCAAACGCGGCGAGCGCGGCGGCATAGCCGGGCAAAAGCTGCGCCGAATACCACGCGTCGAGGCCGGTCGAGGCGCCGTAGCATGTGAACCCGAGCGCGACCTGCACGTTGTTGGCCAGGAAGTAGTTGGCCGCGTTCTGGTACCCGGTGGAAAATTCGGCCGACAGCGTGCCCATCGTCTTGTCTGTCTGGCCGAGCGAGATCAGCACCACCTTGTTGGTGTAGCCGCCGCGATTCTGGTGCGGCCACAGGGCGCCCGCGCAGAACCCGTTCGGATCGAAATAGGCATCGGTGTACGGGTAGATATACCCGGCCACGTCCTGCGACCGCGCCGCCGCCATGAACGTCCAGGCGATGCCGTCGCCGCCGGTGACCGTGCCGCTGGTGTGCGTCGGCTGCACGGTCGAGGTGACCGGCGCGGTGTTCGAATAGATCCCGGTCGTGTTCTTGTAGACGTAGCCGCCGGCCAGAATGTAGGTGCCGCGCGTGACCAGCATCGAGCTGGTCCAGGCGCGCAGCACGCCGACCCAGTTGTGAATGATCGAGGTCGTGCCGATCGCGGTGGGGTGGATATCGGCCCAGGTGCCATAATCACCGGCGAACGAGGCAAAGCTGCACCACATGCCGCGCGTGCCGCCGGCCGTCAGCGTGCCGCCGACGTAAGAGGCATAGATCGGATCGCGGTGCGGCGCGGCAAGCTGCCCGGTTTTCAGCGGGTCGGTGGCGGCGCCCTGTTCGTTCGACTGCCCGACAAGCGAAAGCACCATGCTGCTGGTCGGCACCACAACCTCGCTGTAGGTCAGCGGCAGGCTGGGGAACTGGTAGAGGCGCTGCGCGATGTTATCGAGGTTGAGCGGCAGATTGCCGGTAAAGGCCATCGCGTGGAACAGGCCCGACCAGCCGATCGCGTAAGTCGTCGCGGTGTTGCCGTTGGTATTGGCCGACTGGCCATTGGTGCCGAACCAGAAATGGCTGTTTGTGGCGGTGGCGCCGGTCGGGCCCAGCTTGTCGACCTTTCGCACCATATAGTCGAGGTTGCCGTCGACGTAGACGTAGACGTTTCCCTTTGGCCCATCGACCGCGACCATGACCGTGTGATCGGTGCCGTCGAACACCGTGGCGGTGGTGTTGAGCGTGACCACCGTGCCGGTGCTGGTGTCGCCCAGACTGGTGTTGATGTAGATTCCGAGCTGGCCACTGGCGCGCGCGGCGAACCAGATGCCGTTGACATTGGTCGTGGCCGCCGGGCTGCCGTTGCCCATGAAATATTCGGTGGCGCCGGGCGCGCCGGCCTTCACGCGGAACCCGAAAAGCACGCATTGCGTGGCCAGATTGAACGACAGGAAGTTCGCCGGGATAAAGCCGCACAGGCCGGTGCCCGCGCCGCTGGTGAAATAGCCCGCCGTCGTCCACGCCGAATTGCCGAGGCCCGGCAAGACGGTCAGGTTCGCGCCATTGCCCGACAGGTCGATCGAATCGCCGCCGCCGCTGTAGACCGCGCCCTGGCTCATGCTGACGCAGGCCATGTAGTAATTGCTGGCGATGCCCTGAATCGGAATCGTCAGCCCGGCCAGCTGGGTTTGCAGCGCCGTAACTTGCGACTGGGTCGATGCGATCGCGGTGGTGTTGGCGGCGGTCTGGGTGGCGAGATTGCCGGCGCCGTAGAACCGGATGCTGATCGCCGCCGAGGCAAGGCCGGTGATGCCGATATAGGCCGCGTTGGTCGGCACGGTCAGCGCCTGGTTGGTGTAGGTGGTGGTGGTGCCGTTCACGCCGATGAATTGGTAGCTGATGAACGTGTTCGTGTTGTCGTAATAGCAGGCAAGGCACGTGGCCACGCCGTTGACCGCGGCCGAGGCCTGCACCTGGGTGGCCGTGGGATCGATCGGTACCTTCAGATATTGGTAGCTGGCCCCGGCGGTCGCGACGCCCGCGGTGTTGAGGTAATAGCCGGTGACTGCGGTGAAGCTGGGCACATACCACGACAACAGCGCGGTGCTGAGCCCGGAGATCTGGGTCTGTGCCGCGGCGATCGCGGCGGCCATCGTGACATTGTTGGCGGTGCTGGTGTTGACCTGCGCGGTCAGCCCGGCCAGGCAATAGAACTGCAGCTGCATCGTGCCGACCGTGGTCGAACAGATGCCGATCGTGGCGCAGTTGCTGGGAACGGTCAGGGTCTGGTTGGTGTACTGGTTCGGGCTGCCGTTCACGCCGACGAATTGCGAGCTGATGAAGGTGCCCGACCCGTCATAATAGCAGGCCAGCGCCATCGCCGCGCCGCTGGTACGGCCGCTCGCGCGGAACGCCGTTGCCGTGGGATCGACCGCGACCTTGGTATATTGGAAGCTGGCCGAAGCCGTGGCGACACCATTGGCCGAATTGAGGTAATAGCCGGTGGTGACGGTCTGCGCCGGCGTGTACCACGCGCTGAGCGAGCCGAAGGTGGCCGTCATGAAGGTGGACAGCGGCAGCTTGGTCTGCGTGCTGCTGAACGGTGCGGTGGCCAGCGAACCGGCGCTGTTGCCCCAGGCGCCGAGATAGTTGCCATCGGCGGTGGGTGCGGCGAAAATGCGGTTGACCGGGATCGTGCCGACGGCGGCGGTGGGCACCGTGGCGCCGGTCAGGCCGCCCGAGGGCAGTGACAGAGTGGGCGCGGTGTTCGAGGTGCTGATCCCCGGGTTGATGATCGCATAGCTGGCCAGTTTGCCCGTGCCGTCGATCGTGTAGGTCCACTGGAACCCCGAAGGGCCGCCCGATACGCCGCCGGCATATGTGCCAGCCGTCCCACCACTGCCCGTGCCGACGCCGCCGCTGATTCCGGTGACTTCGTAGGGCAGCGCGGCGGGCGTGGTGGCCAGCACGTTCTGGATGCCG